CTTCTGCGCCTTCTTGTCATCGCCCAGCACCTTAAATGACTTGTCTGGTATGTCCTTCCCAGCCAGGATGCCGACCTTATCGGCCAACTTCTCGGCTTCCTTCGCCGTCAATCCCTGCGCGGTGGCCTGCTTAACGAAGGACTTACGCGCATCGTCGGCTGCCTTCCGGGCGTCCTTCTGCGCCTTCGTGATGTCACCAGTGGCAGCAGCGGATTCGTATGCGGCAGTTACGGATTCGTCATACCCTGTGCGCACCTGATTAACGCTGGTGTAGAGCGCCTGACCAGACTTACTGCTATTCAGCGCAGCCACGTCCCAGTCCTTCAGCGCCTTAGTGACCGCTGGGACCTTCGCCCCTGGATCCTTCAGCGCTTCAGACATTCCCAGCAGGCTGCTGGCCAGGTCAGCGGCTGCCTGCTCCGACGTCCGGTTACGTCCAGCCAGTTTGTCCAGTTCAGCACCTAGGAACTGCAGGCTTCGCTGGCTGGAACTGGCGGCAGCGTCCAGGTTGCCCAGCGCGGTGCTGACTCCGTCTGTGTCGATATTGCTCTGCGCAGCGTCCAGCGCCATCTGGGCGAGGGCTTCGCTGGTGGCGCTGATGGATTCGCTGGCAGCGTCTGCAGTATCGCCCCATCCGGCCAGTGTGTCAGCGGTCTGCTGCTGCGCAGCGGCGGCGGCGTCGGCCGCGCCACCGACTGCGTCACTGAGTCCCAGCACGCCAGTGGCGGCTGCTTCCAGTCCGGGCGCTGCCTGGCCTGCTTCGTCGCTGACACCTAGGAACGCCTGGTCAACTGCAGCCACGTCGGGTGCTGCGTCAGCGGCGGCGTCGCCTACGCCAGCCAGACCCTTAGCGGCGTCAATCATATTCTGGACAGCGGCGCCCTTACCACCAGCCAGCCGTGACCAGAATGAGTTAGCGCCAGCACCTACCCGGATAATCTCAGCCTCAAGGGTGGCGAACTTCGTTGGGTCCGTTAGTCCTTCGATGATTGTCTGGTACTTAATCCCGGCGTCACGGAGCGCCTTCACCGTCGGGTCAGCCTTCAGCCCAGACAGTTGCGCTTCCTTGACTGCGCGGCTCTGAGCGTTACCGGATTCGATAATGGCTGCAGTGATGGAGTCCTGGAGCGCCAGCAGATCCTGCGCGCGCTGCTTCGCATCCTGGTATCCCTGGATCAGCTGATCCACTGCGATGCCGACCGCTGCGCCGATAGCCAGACCAGCACCAGCAGCGGCCAGGCCCTTCATCTTGCCGCCCGCTTCGCCTGCTTCGTCGCCGACGTTCCTTATCTGTTCTGACAGATCACCGAAGATCCCGATACCTTCGGAATAGGGCCCTAGGAACTGGGATCCGAACGCAGCGCCTTCCACGCTCAGGTTACGGCTGGCGCGCCTGGTTCCTTCCAGTTCCGTATTCAGGTCAGCCACCGGGGAATGCCCACCGCGCCCACCGACCACGCTGGCGCGCACCTGGACCGTGGCGTGCTCCGGAAGCGCCTTGACGTCACGGACTAGCGCGTCCACCTTCTGGCCACCAGTGACGGTGGCGGTGACTCTGGTAGGCGTGTCCCTAGGCAGCGCCTTGACGTCTGCTACCAGCGCATCCACTGCCTGGTCCCCGGTCACCTTCGCAGTGACCCGGGTGGGCGTATCGCGTGGCAGCGCCTTGACGTCAGCAAGCAGCGCATCCACGGTCTGGTCACCAGTGGTGGTGGCCTTAACTCTGGTGGTGGTGCTGGTGGGCAGCGCCTTGACATCGGCTACCAGCGCGTCCACCTGGCGGTCACCTGTCACGGTGGCCTTAACGCGCGTGGTGGTCAGGTTCGGAAGCGCCTTGACGTCAGTTACCAGGCTGTCCACTGCCCGGTCACCAGTCACCGTGGCCTTGACTCTGGTGCTGGCGTTCTTAGGCAGCGCCTTGACATCTGCCGCCAGTGTGTCCACCAGCCGCGCACCAGTGACGGTGGCCTTCACCTTCGTATTGCGCGTCTTCGGCAGGCTGTCCAGGTCGGTGGACAGCGCGTCCACTTCCCTATCTCCGGTGACCTTCGCATCCACTCTGGTGCTGGTCTGGCTGGGCAGCGCGTCCAGGTTGCGGGCCAGACCGTCCACCAGTTCATCACCAGTGACGTCAGCGCGGACAGTGGTGTCCTTCTGGTCCGGGATCTTGCCCAGCGCAGCAGCCAGCGTGGCCAGTTCGTCAGCACCAGTGACCTGCGCAGCAATGATGGCGTCTACGCGCGTCGACTTAGTGGCCACGTTTCCCACCCTTCTGCTTACTGGGCTTGCTGGCTTCGGCTGCGCGGCGTTCCAGGACCGCCAGCATGGTGGCTGTTACCCGGTCATCCGCTGTCATCCAGTAGTCCGGACTGGTGCCAGGGACAGCCAGCGCCAGTTCGCACGCTAGATAGGCCCAGTCGCCTGGTCTGTAGGGTTTACTTCTTCGTCAGCCACCCGGTCCCAGTCAGCCAACTGCGGCCAGAACGTCGGCCAGTTAACGGAAGTGGACAGCATGCCTTGACGCTGCAGCGCGCACCAGATGGTGCCCGCGGTGTCTACCCGCCAGTCACCTGCGCCTGATTCCTTCCGCTCAGCGGCGAACTTCGCCCACTTAATCCGGTCGGCGTAACTGATAAGAACGCCGAAGAACTCCGTTCCATCTTCCATCAGGACGTTAAACCTGTCCCGACTCCACTTGCTATCGGCCACTTGTCAGAGTCCTTCCATAATCCGGTCTACCTGATCTGCGTATGCCTGTCCGATGATGCCGCGCTGCGCCACGCGGGCTACTGCTCCGTCCAGGTAGGGCTGCGCAGCGATATTGCGTGCAGGCCAGCCGTAGTGGATGACCCGGGCGTAGACCGCCCGGGATCCACCTGCGCTGATGGTGACCACTGACGCTGCACCCTTCTCCTGACCTACCCGGAATGTCACCGATGACCGGAGCCTGCCGGAGCGGACAGGTACTAGACGCCTAGTCATCTGCACGGTGGCCGCGCCTATCTCAGCGGATGGCTTATCCATCCGCTCCAGGTCCCTGGCTGCCTTCCGGAGCGATGCAGCCAGGTCACTGGGTGCGGACACTAGGCCGGGACTGGTTCGGGTTCGGTGGCAGCCGCTTCCGGCTCCGACGTCGACTCAGCAGCCAGCGCGGCTGGCGGTGTCGGCGCCTGCTTCGGTGACATCGTCTGAATCCAGGACCGCACCGGGACAGCGTCACTGTCGCCGTAAGTGATGTCGCCGACGGTCTGGAATGAGATATCAGACGTCATCGGCGCCCCGTATTCATCGCCACCGAAGGACAGCGGAGTAATCAGGATCTGTCCGGTGGCCTGCAGGCCAGCGGTGGTGCTGGGTTCGAAGGCGAAGTCAGCGACCGTGCCCCAGTTCTTACTGCAGTATTCGAACAGCCCACCAGTGGCGGCGTCGATGTCCTGATCTACGTTCCCAGTCAGCGTGCCAGTCGGCGTGATGGTGCCCGGAATCTCCGTACCACAGAGTTTAAATGTCGAATCCCCTACGGAGACATCGACTGTCAGCTGCAGGCTGTTCACTAAGCAGCTGTAATCCGTCAGTGACGCCGCTGCTCCGATCTTCAGGACTCCAGGTCCCAGTGCTACAGACATGATGCATCCCTTCAGGTGTCGATGGTGGCAGCCACTGTTAGCCGCGCACCTAGGTAGGTCACTCCGCCGACGTCGATAGGCGAAGGCGCTTCCAGATATTCAAACCGCCAGGTTCCGCCAGCGGTCAGCGGTAGCACTGCTTCCGTGATGTCTTCGATGGTGTCGAAGGCTCCGGATGGTTCGAAGCGTGCAGCGATAAGCAGCACGTCCAGATGCGCTGTCCAGTGGCAGCGGTTCTGCTGCTCCAGCCATGGCGTGCCCCACAAGATGAACGCCGCCGGGACCTGAACCTGATCCGGCGGATGATCCACTACGGCCACGTCGACGCTGGCCACTGCTGCTATCTCAGTGGCCAACTGGTCCCGGATGGCGGCTAACTTCATCACGCCACTCCGTAAGCCACTGTGTAAGGCGCCAACTGTTCTACGAAGCGTTTAAACGGTTCCCTAGGGATCCTGACTGCGCCTGTCTCAGACATTCCCAGAATGGCGAAGGCAGCATCAGGCTGCTTCCAGGTGTCCACTGACCAGGCCAGCGCCACTTCCTGCACGCCTGCTGGCGCTGGATCCATCCGGACAGGCAGGCCAGTGGAGTAGTCCCAGTGTCCGGTGAACCAGTCGATGGCATCCGATACTGCGGTGCATACGCGCTGGTATCTAGGGTCGCTGGTGTCCCTGCCCTTCACTGCCTTACGCAGTTCTTCCGGCGTGACGTAGTCGACTGCAGGCGCTGTCATTCTTCAGTTCCCAGCGCAGCCTGACCAGCCAGCCATGCGGTGCCACTCCAGTGCGCCTTACTGGCGTCACCCAGAATGACGTGCTGACCGACTGTCCAGGCAGTGGATGGCGTGGCGGTAATGCTGCTGCCGCCGAGTGTTTCGATATTCGCAGGTGGTGCAGCACCTGCGGGCGTCCAGGTCCCTGGCGTGCCAGCGATGGCGCCAGTGGCTGGCGGTGGTGCTGGCGGTGTCCAGAGCGATGGCGGATAGCTCTGTTCCCAGTAGCCTGCCTGCGTCATAGTTCCTGCCTTCCAGTTAGGCCCAGGCGCCTGGACGCCCCGTGCTGCATCCAGGCGCCTGGAGTCGGTCAGGGTGCAGTGATCTTGACGATGGCGCCGTACTCAGCAGCAGGCGTGCCACCAGGCCCAGCCTCCACCGTCGGCGGCGCATAGAACGCCAGGTCAATAGCCACGGCCAACTGCCGACCGACTACGGACGGCTCCAGCGCGTCCAGCACCGGATAGCGATAGATATACGCTTCCAGCCCAGCACCATTGCCCAGATAGAACGTGTCGTCAGCGATGCCAGGCGTCACCGCCACGGACAGACCAAACGGCGCAATGACGCGCCCAGCGTCGGCGCTTCCCAGCGCGTTATTCGGCCCCAGCACTGGGAACAGTGGACGCCCGGCAAGATCCACGATGCCACCCAGGAACGCTGCGCCGTTGGGTCCCAGCGCCAGCCAGGACGCTGGCTGTCCGGTGGCGGTGAACACTGCAGCCATCGCTTCCCAGACGCCCTTCTGCACGTCTTCGGCTGAGTCTGACGCCAGCGCAACCGTCTTCGTGGTCTGGCTGGCGCGGTCGATGGCTGCCTTCTCGGCGGCTACTTCGGTCCTGGTGCGCAGCGTGCTGACAACCATATCCAGCGCGTTCGGCACCCAGGTCTGCGCCTGCAGGCTGAGATTAATGTAGTTACCTACTGTCTCAGGCGTGACCAGTTCGTTTGCGTAGTCCCACTTCTTCGACGGAAGTTCACCCTTCTGCAGTCCACCAGCCTGCGGGCCTGCAGCGGTGTAGCGGTCTGGGTCGATGATCCGGGGGCGCAGGAACGGGCCAGGCGTCTGAATCTCCTGCGGTGACAGCAGGTTCAGGAACGGTGTACCAGTCCAGCCGAAGTCAATCACTGGGCCGCGTACTGGACTGACGAACAGTGAACCGAAGCCACCAGCGGTGGGCGTGGTTGCTTCCGCAGTGGTGCCCATATGCTGCGCAGCGCGCTGCATGGTGGCGCCTTCTGGGTTCGCCATCCTGAACTGGTCCCAGCGCTGGCCTGCGTGCGCATCGTCGCTGCGGTGCATGATGTCCCAGAGCACCTGGCCGACGCTGCGGTAGGCGTGTCCGGATTCGCTTGCGCGGATATCGTTAGCGCGCAACGCATCACGCGCTGACTGGGACAGGTCCGACCGCTTCGACACTGCTTCGATGTCGGCGGTTACCCGGTCCAGTTTGCCCTGCAGGACGCTGAGTCCTTCGCGGTCCTGGTCGCTGAGCTGCTTATCCTCGCGCTGGAATGCCAGGTCAGTAATGGCCTGGATCTGCCGCTCCAGGTCAGCACGCTGGCCTGAGTAGTGGTCAAGTAGTGCGTTCGGCATGGCTACGTCCTTCGCTTCGGCGCGCCATGCCTGAACACTGGCCGGATGGCGCGGCTAGATGTCCGGGGGTGGCGTCCGTGCCGGAAGCGCTACGGGGGTGGCTGCCGAAGGTTGGCAGTGGTGCCCGGTCCTGGCGCTGCTGGCGATGCGTGGTGCCCGCTGGTGCGCACCGTAGCGCTGGTCAGGTGCGCAGCGCTACGGTCAATCTGCGCGCTGGTGAACTGGAGTCCTGCCGGAACAGTGACCAGCAGGGGAACTAATGAACCGGACCCAGCGTGCGCCCGGGCAGCGCGTGCTGGGTCCGCTAGTGCTCCAGGACTGCAGCACGCCAGCGCGCGCTGTCCGATGTCATTCCGGCTGGTGCTCAGCCAGCCACGCTTCCTGCTCCGGCGTGATGGCGTGGCCGGATGCCTTCAGCATCGCCAGCGTCTGCGCCAGCATCCGGTCAGACTCAGCCTGACGCTGCAGCGCTTCCGCCGCTTCCTGCTGCTGTTCCCTGATGGCCAGCACCCTGGCGTCTGGATAGGCAGGCTGGTCGACCGCCGCCAGGTGGATCAGGTGGACATCCCTGCGCGTCACCAGTTGGCCGTTGCGCTCCGTGCCATAGGTTCCATCCTTCGCCTGGAATGACACGCTGACGCCGGATCCATCCAGCGCGTCCCTGACCTTCTCAGCGATGGACTGATACGGACGGAAGATCCCGACCGCGCCAGCCGGATCATTCACCACTTCGACGCCCACGCCCAGCACGTTTGCGAAGGTGTCATCATGCGTCCAGACCAGCCGCACGCGGTTAGGGAAGCGCTCAGCGCGCTGGAAGGCGCCCCGGGCGAACTGTTCCTGATACTCCAGCACCCTGCCGCTTCGATACTCCGTGATAGCAGCAGGTGTCATCCACGGAACCATCAGCGCGCGCACCATGCCATCACGCTGGATCTTGACGTCATCGCTGGCTACTGAACGCTCCAGCACGTCATCATCAGTGGGCAGCAGCACCCTGGTCGGTGGTGTCATGCCAGCATCCCTTCCAACTCAGCAGCCGAAGGCGTCGACGGATCCGGCTGCGCAGCGGCTAGTGGCTGGTCACCACCAGCCAGCGGTGGCAGTCCTTCCCTGGCGCGCCACTCATTCACCGTCAGAGCACCAGCACCAGCCATCATCTGCGCAGCCTGCGTGCGGCTCAGCACGTCCGGCTGGATATAGGCGCTGGGATCCAGCGTGACATTCTGCCCGCGTGGCAGCGCCCAGCCTGACAGTGCAGTCATGACATTACTTATCAGTCCGCGCAGCGTGCTGCGGTAATGGAAGTCAAACAGACTGGAAGCGTTCGCATATGTCAGGCCCTCTGGACTGGACACACCGACCATAAACGGTGGCACGCCGAAGCCAGCGCAGATGCGCTGCGCGTAGAAGATCAGAAGATCCAGCATGGCCATATCACGCGGGTTAATCGTCAGTACGTCCAGGTCTATATCACCGGACAGGACCGCCGGAGCACCATCACGGCGCATCCCTGCCTGGATCCACTGCTGCTGCAGGCGTTCAGCACCACCAGCGCCTAGGTTCACTGCTGACTTCAGCACCGCCCATGGCACGCCACCCTTCACGGCCAACTTCGCGCCGTAGTCTTCCAGCGCGCGCACCACTTCCAGCGCCCGCGTGACGCCTTCCAGCGGGCCATGCCCGTGGATATCGCCAGCGACCGTGAGATACCTGACGTGCAGAACGTTCTGGATCAGTTTGCGTGTCGATGTCCAGCGGTAGGCGTAGCCAGCACCATCTGGGTCGGGATCTTCGATAATCTCCACTGCGCCTGGCTTCGCCACGAAGAACGCCGCAGGGAATCCGTTGGATAGCAACGCATCCGCCACGATGAACGCTTCACCGTGGATGGACAGCGTCACCACCAGCGCCTGCACGAAGTCAGGCCACGCCTGGTAAACGTTCCCAGTCGGGTGCGGATTCGTCAGCCACGCTGGCAGCCTGTCCCAGACCGGGACCTGGACGCGCTGACCGCCGATGACTTCCGTGCTGGTGATCTGCGGCGGCATCTGCGCCAGCGCGCGGCTGTTCAGATCCACGCAGGCCCAGACCACTGAAGACAGCCACTGCGCACCACCGCTCCAGGTGCTGGCAGGCAGGATGGCGCCAGGCCCGCCAGTGATCGGCGACAGGAACGGTGTAGCCCAGTCCACTGGCCAGCCTTGCCAGGCAGTGGAGTGCCAGCCACCGACTGGATAGACCGCGTGCACGTCACCGAAGCCAGCCGGGACGCCGTTGCCGACGCTGCCTAGGTTCGGATTGTCATTACTGGCGCCCATCCGTGGCGGTCGGTCCGTATGCGCCGACGGATCCGGTTCTGGTGCTGGTGGTGGGCCCAGCCTGCGTGTCTGCTTCGCCATCTGTCAGCCTTCCAGTGCTCCGTGCGCGACTGCTGCGCCCATCGCCCAGACCAGTGGACGCACCAGGACGCTGGTGTCTGTGTCCCTGGTGAATCCGGACGCGCTGCCTGCTTCCCTGACCCGGGCCTGACCCAGCACCACCGACACCCACTCAGCAGACGGCGGGCTCAGAGCCACCCTGCGCGCCTGGAACGCCTGCATGGTCGCTGGGATCCCTAGACGCAGCGCTGACGCGCTGACCGACTCAGCAGCCAGGCCAACGGTGGCAAACAGACGCGCCCCGGCTATCGCTGGATCCACCAGCAGCCGGAACGGTCCACCAGTTCCGTCTGCGTCGGCGCTGCGCGCTGCTTCCGCCACTGCGTCCCTGGCCGCTTCCCAGCTGACGAACGGTTCAGCGTGCAGCCACCAGCCACCCCCGGACGTCGGATACACCCAGACCACGGAAGCGCCCCGGCCAGCGCAGTCATCCATCGCCACGAAGCGCATCGCGCTGGAGTCCTTCAGGTGCGCACTGGCAGCCAGTTCCGTGGCCGCTGCCAGTTCTTCATCCGTGGCCAGTTCAGCGCCCAGCCTGCGCACCGTGGCCCGTTCTGGGAACTGGTTGCGGTACTGCTCGCGCCAGGACTGCACCGGATCAGGTTCGTTCGGGTCGACCAGTTCTACGGTCAGCGCGTCCGTCAGCGCCTGCATGGCTGCAGCGATGGTGGCTTCGGTGTGCCATGGCCAGCAGCCGCGCAGCGCGTCCAGATCATCCAGCGCAGCGTCAGCAGGTGCTGACCACTCCAGCACCAGCGTGTCAGTCGGATGCTGCAGGCTGGCTATCGCTGCCTGGCGCCTGTCCAGCAGCAGCGGCGTGCATAGACGATGCGCTGTCGACGTCAGGAACAGTTGCGAAGATTCCGCGCGTAGCAGCGTCGGCACTATGCCTTCGCTGACCGGGGCCTGCGGTATCGCCCACGCTTCATCCACAAACGCTGCCACCAGGCTGGATCC